TCAAAGCACACCCCCTGTATGCCCACCTTCGCGCGACGCATACCGGATCACCGCATCCTGCCCCGGGATATGCGGGAAGCCCCGGAAGTTCGCGGTATTGCCGAACTTTGCCCCACAAGTCTCGAGGCGCTTGTCGCAGCCAGCGCGGATGACGAAAGCATCGCCCTCTGCGATTGCGCGGACGGGCGTTTCCATCAAGGTCAGCGTCACCACCCCGCTGGAGATGTCGTGGCTGACTACCTCTGCCTTGCGCCCTGCATTGGCGCCGCTCTGCCATTCCACAGTCCCAAAGCTGAAATACCCCGCCTCAAATCCACCAACACCGGTGACGGACACGACCCGATCGCCAAGAAGATCCAGCACGGCGCCATTGGCGGAATAGGCCGGGCTCCCCAAGTCCACCCCACATCGCGCATCCCCGAGCGCCGCGTCGCAGGTACCCTGAAACGTCCGTCCCACGGTCTGACCCAACACATGCGCCAGAGAGCGAACCTCGGCGACAAAGGCCAGCCGGCCACGTCGGATCTGCCCAATCGCGCCCCGCCGCATCAACACGCGCTGGCTCGCATCGGCCCAGTTCACGCGCCAAAGCTCGACGGCCGCGTTGTCCCACAGCCCATCGGCGATATCAGTCTCGGTGATCTTGTCCGAGGTCAGCACGCCTTCTGCGTCCTGCGCGTCCACCGACAGATCGGTGCCTGACCGGATCTCCGAGGCAGTCAGGCCGCTTTCCGGCTCGAACAAGGTGTCCTCAAGCGCCAGCACGCGATCGTGGTCGGTGAAGCCAAGCGTCACGCCGTCCGCCCGGGTGAGGCGCCAGCACCAGGCCAGCGTTGTAGTGCCCTCGTCGAGATGCGATTGAAGGTTGGGGTCGAGGGATTTCATGGCGCTCTCCCACAACCGGCATCGAGGCGGGCAATCAACCAAGCCCCGGTGACCACCGAGCGCGGGCCACCATCAGCGGCCAGCGCGGCTGCGTGGTCCCGGACTGGGTCGGCCAGCCCGGAACATAGCGCGCTGTCACTCACCGCTACGCTCGCGCAGCCAGTCGCGAAGAGCATCGGGATCATCACCCAGATCGTCTGCCGCACGGCGCATCCTCCGTTCTGTGTCATAAGCTTTGGACCGCTCGGCTTTCTCGCGGCGGGCCAGTTCATTGGCAGCACCGAGTTGCAGCGCCAGGCGGACAAGCAGTCCGAGCGCCGCCAGGACGGCGACGCCGAGGCTGGCAAAGGACAAAAGATCACCCATGGCCCTGGAACCCCCGCTCGATCCGGTCCCGCAGGCCGATAAGGCCAAGGCCTAAGAAAATGAGACTGGCAGGCGAGGCATCCTGGGTGCCGGCAAGCAAGGCGACCAGTTTAGCCAGTTGCGTGGCCTCCGGGGCCAGCATGGCGGCCACACCGGTCACGATGGCTGCGCAGCCCGACCACCATGTCAGCGAGTTCGGTCGAAGATATCGCATGGGTCAGCGCTCCGTGCTGCCAGGGAACAAGAAAGACAGGAGGCGCGCCAGCAGGCTCCGCCCGCTCGACGCCGCGGGTTGGGTTTGTTGATGAGGCAGGGACTCGATCCCGTCGCCGCTTGGCCGCCTCGCGGGCAAGGCCCGACGCTCGCCCTCACGCAACAGCGCCAGTGCCTCAGCTTCCGGAAGACTTTGAATCGGCCGCGCGACCTGAACACGGCCTGCCCCATCGACACCCCAGACCGGGATGGCACCAGCGCCGTAGCGGCCATGGCGAAACAGATCCCGTTCGGCTTTCCGGCGTGGAATAATCGAGGCCGGTCGCCGCCAGTTCAGAAACGCGTTGGCGGCCGCAACGCGATTGCCAGCGTTCAGGTGCCGCGTGAGTGCGGCCTTTGCAATGCCGCCCGTGTTGAAATGAAACGAGACCAGCGCATCGAATTCATGCGGGGCCAGTGGCACCTTCACCGCGCGGCGCACATCGGCCTCGTAGCGCGCAAGGTCCTTGCGAAACAGCGCGAAGGCTTCATGCAAACCAGCCTCAAGATCGGCGGGCATGCCGCGGGGCATCTGGGCAGGGTCAGGCGCTCCAGCGGCGGCCGTATGGCCGATGCCGAAGGTCCAGACGTTTTTGACATCAAGGTAAGGTCCGGGCACGACGCCTTCGTGCCGGACGAGGGTGATCAGCCCCCGATCGGTGGTTTGCATGGGTTTGTCCTTGTGGGAGTTGAGTTGGTTGCGAGGGTCGGGTCAGCGCTGCCCGTGCAGGCGCTCCATGTCCTCGGTCAGCGCCTCAAGGCGGGCGAGAATGCCGGCGATCCGCTCATCGATCACGGCCAGCCGGCGATCGGCATCGACGATCTGGCGATGGTATTCCGGTGAGGCCGCCTGCAAAGTGGCCACGCGCTCTTCGAGGGTGGTGACGCGGGTATTCTGGGTGCCGGCCCACCAGATGGCCGCCCCGCCTTGAGCGGAGAGCGCAAGGGCGAGGCTGAGATAGGCCACAATGGTGCCCGTCGGCGGCATGCTGTCAGCCATGGTGCGTCCCCTCATCTTCTGCGAGGTCGCCGCGCGCGATCTCATCCATGACGTCAAGCAGGCAACAGAACGCGGCCTTGGCGGCTGGCGCGAGCTCACCCCGCCCGCGCATCTCGCTGACCCAGGCGCGAACCTTGTCCGGATGGCGGTAGCAGACGTGGCCGGTCGGCAGGCCGCGCTTGACCATTTTCGGGGCGAGCACCCGCCCGCCGGAGACATGCGCGCCATGCAGCACATAGGCGAGCCCCATGCGGCTGTTCACCGTGGTAAGATCGTCGAGCAGCGCTTGAGCTGAAGGGGATTTCACAACGCGTGGCAGCACCGACAAATCCGCCCGGAACGTCAGGTCTCGGCGCATGTGCTCCGGCAGCAGCCCGTCGGCACCCCAGTGCAAGACCTGCAGCGCGTGCAGCCAATAGGCCCATTCCACCCGCGTGATGCCGCCGCTGGCCATCTTCTGGCCGATGGGATGTTCCTCGCAGGCGTGGTGATACTCGCGCGTAGCCATGTAGAGATTCGCAACCTGCTGCGGCTGACGGCTGACCATGGGCGGATGTGAGCGTTTGATACTCATGCGATGATCCCCTGCGCTTGGGCCTCGGTCTCATAGGCTGCGTCAAAGGCTGCGACCGGATCGAAGCCCTCAAGCTCCCCGGCCTGCTCCAGCGCCGCCATCTCCTCTGCGATCCGCTTCTCCAGTGCGAAGCACAGCGTGACATGCGCGGTGACGGCGGCCGCGATCTCCACCACCTGCTCCCGCGTCAGCTGCAGAAACCCGTCTGGTGTCTTCCAGTCGATCCGCTCGGGCACGTTGCCCGCGAGATACTGCCCGGTGAAGTTGCCAAGCTTGTTCTGGGTGGCGGGGTCGGTGCGGACGTTGATCCCGTTCGGCATCCGGAAGCCGCCGACCTCACGCGTCCAGCGATGATGGGCGAGGATGTCGAGCGGCGCCGAGGGCAGCGCCCGCGCCGCGCGCAGGGCCGCGTCCAGATCCGCCTCGATCTCCGCCAGCCGGGCAGCAAAGGCCTTGGCATCCCCGAACACCTCCAGCACTTCCTTGCCGGTGGATATAGTTGCGCCTGGATCCAGCCGCCCCCGCGAAATACCAGGCCCATAGGCCAGCCAATGTGTTTCCACCTCAGCGGTGAACTCTCGTTTGTGGATCATCGTCATAGCGGCGCATCCCCCGTGATGGTCCAGCCCGCGCCCGCGAGCGTCAGCGTGGCCCCTGCCAGAACCCCGTCCCAGGATGTGGCGCGCACCGGCGTGCCGGTATTGCCCGGCCCCGTCGCCTGCGGGGCCGCGAGGTTGTTTTCCAGAACCCAGGCGTTGCCTGACCGCACAAAGCGCCATCCGTTCGGCGCCGCGTAGGTCAGCGAGGCAGGCTGGAAGCTGTAGAATTGGTTGGCCGCCAGGTCGGTGGCCCCGGCAACCTCCACCGCAGGCGGCGCGGTCAGGAAGCTGCGCGCCGCCGGAGCATTGGCGAAGGCCGCGCCCGGCTCATAGTCCACCGCGTCATATGTCTTCGGGGCGCCGCTCGTCCCGGTGGCCTGGAACACCGTGTCGACCGGCCCGCCGGTCGTGCGAATACTGTTGGCCCATCCCACAAGCGTGCGGGAATAGTTCTGCGTGGACCAGCTGTTGGTGCGGTGGCCGAAATCCCGCAGATCGATCCCGTCGGGGTTCAGAGACCAGGCAGCGAGGGAGCGATCGAAGCTTGCCGCCTCTTCCAGCATAGACACCATATTCGCAGCCGAGGAGATGTCCCAGGCGTCAATGTCCCTTGCGAAGGCCTCCGCGCGGAACAGCATGAACGCAAAGTCGCGCCCGGCGGACACATCCCAGTTAGAGATGTCGTCGTTGAACCCGAAGCAGCGATAGAACATCGACCCAAAATCCTCGCAGGATCGCGGCTGCCAGGTGGAGAGCTGGACAAGCGACAGGCCGCCGGAATCGCGGAACATGCTGTTCATGTCGCGGACATTGCGGACGTCCCAGGCCCGCAGGTCGCCTGTGTAATCCGTAGCGCGGAACATCTCGCGCATGGTCTCGACCCGGGCCACGTTCCACTGGCTGAGATCGCCACCATAGCTGTCCGAGCGGGCAAACATCTCCCGCATGGAGGTGACATTGCTGACATCCCACCCGCTCAGATCACCCTCGAAGGCCGTGGTGGCATAGAAGGCCCGGTAGAGGTCGGTGGCGCCAGACACATCCCAATCCGTGAGATCCTGGTTGAAGGCCGAGGCACGGGCGAAGATCTGGCGGAAATTGCTGCAGGCCGATGTATCCCAAGCGCCGATCGGCCGGTTGAAGGCGGTGTTGGCCCAGAACATGCGCTCCATGGTCTCGACGGAGGATGTGTTCCATCCGGTGATGTCGGGATTGGCCGGACTGTCGATCAGGCCGGGGTGGCCGGCGAACATCATCGCCATGTTGGTAACGCTGGATACATCCCAATTGGCGATGGAGCTGTTGTTGAAGCTGCTGCGGTAGAACAGGCCTTCCATATTGGTGATGCGCGACGTGTCCCACCCGCTTAGATCGCCGTTGAACTCGGCGATGTGGAACATGCGGGAAATGTTGGTGACATTGGCCAGATCGAGCCCAGACAGGTCGACGCCGATATTGGCCTCCTCGAACAGGCCCGACAGATCGGTGACCTGCGGCGGGATCTTGGCATTGACCACGGAGAGATTGGGGGAGGTCCGCATCAGCGCCCGGCGCAGGGAGATCAGCCCGAGCTTGAAGCCGAAGCTGTCGACGCGCAGCAGACCGGTCTGATCCACATCGCCGCCGTAATGGGTCAGGTCCCCGGAGATCGTGACGGTGACCGGGTCGGTCACGCCAGACGCGTATTGATGACTGCGGGTGCCGCGGGAGGTGAAGCTCTCGGAGGTCCCATCGCCCCAAGCCACGGTGACATTCACGGTGGCCGTGCTGCTTTCGAGGCCCAGTGGAAGATGAATGGTGCGGTTGAGCGCGAGGTTCGGATCATAGACCAGCACGATCGAGGCCGCGCCGTTGAACACCGAGGACAGCTCGGTCCAGTCGGTATAGGTGACAGAGCCGGCCTGGTTGGCCCGGCCGCCATAGCGGGCGCGCCAGAGATATTCCTGACCCTCGGCAAGGCCTGAGGGGATTGTGACAGACGCTCCAGTCAAATCGGCGACGGAGGCCACCGGCGTGGTCGTGTCCCCGGGCAGGAAAAACTCGACCTGCGTTTCCACATGGAGGAACCCGAAGGCTGACTCGAACGGCGTGATGTCCACGGTGCCCGAGGTGATGCCCTCCCGGGTGACGGGCGTCGGGTTGGTGATGAAATCCGGATAGACCTGTTTGAACGGGGTCGAGAAATCTGACTGCTGGCCCTCGGTGCCGTAGTAGAGCGCGCGCCACCAGAACTCCTGGCCGGGCACCAGCCCATCCTCGGGATAAAGCGTGGTGTAGCTGCTGACCTCGCCATTGATCGTTTTGGTAAACAGCGGGGCATCGAACCCGTTCTCGCTGGCCGCGATCTGGAACAGGGCCCCGACCTGGCTGAGGCCGGCGGGGCTGTAGAACTCGGTCAGCCGCAGCTGCATCTGCTCAAACGCCGTGGTGGGCACCAGCGCCGAGGGGCGTGCGATGATCACGTCTTCGGACGGCACGACCCATTCTGCGCCGTCGCTGTAGTAGAACTGGCGGTCATTGCCATAGGCCATGGCGCCCTCGAACAGCGCGGGGTCGTAGTCATTGTCGATGGGCGCGGTGATGGGCAGCAAGGGGCCAGCGGTCACCCGGCGGCCGGAGAGCAGCGGCCGGTGACCCAGGAAGCGGGTGTCCATGTCATGTGTCCTTGATCATTCGGGCTGGTGTTCTTCGATCGCGCCCTGGGCGGCAGCGCCGGTGATCTGCAGCAGGTCAGGCGCGCTCGCGCGCACCTGCAGGGCGTCGCCGATCTCGGATGCGGGTTCGAGCTTCAAGAGCCGCTGCCCGGGGATCGGGTGGGTGTAAGTCTCGCGTTTGGGGATGGTGACCGCGGCCTGGTCGATCACGGTGATGCCGTCTTCCAAGACCGTCCTGATCTCGATCGTGTGGCTGGCGTTGGGGTCGGTATTGAAGATCATCAGTGGAGCGAGGAACAGCACCTGGCCCGGCTGGATGCGCCGGTTCGGGTCCTCGGGGTCGCGGAACTCAGCGGGCCAGGCTTGCTGTGGATCTGGCACGGAAAAGTCCGGCGCCGCGATGAGCATGGTCCAGAGGTCCGGGACATCGACCATATGGATCCGGATGGGCCGGGCGACGGCGGGTTGGGCGGTGAGGATGCGGGTCATCAGCTTTGGCCTCCCATGATGATGGCGGCCTCAAAGGCCAGCGGGTTGATGGTCCGGGGGATCGGCGGGCCTTCCAGTTTGCCCGTGAGCGGGTTCACCAGCGCGCCGCCGGTGAAATACTGCTTCCCGCGGTCATCGACGCCGGAGAAGGTCACCCGACCCAGATCGCGTTCCACGATCGTGTCGGGCACCTCGCGCGTGCGGCGGATGAAGGCGCGGCGGTTCACGCCGCCGAAGGGGAAGTTGAACTGCTGTGCCGTGGCGCTGATCTGCGAGGGTTTGGTGGTGAAACGGGGCGACTGGACCGTGGCGATGAGGGCGTAGAGCAGGCCGGTGGCCATGGCCTTGGACGTCTCGGATATCGACAAGCCTAAGGCAGCGCTGCGCATGCCCTGCCAGCCGGCAATGAAGGACGCAGGCACCGCCCCGACGAATTGGCCCTGCGGATAGAGCCCTCGGATGAAAAACGCAGTGGCCTCTTCCTGGCCCGCGGCGAGATCCCAGTGCAGCGCGTCAACCAGGTAGCCGGCGTCGCGCCGGGTTCGGGTCTCGTCTGTTGCGCCGGCAAAGCCGCCCGACACGACGCCGTCCCAGGCAGCTTGCTGCAGGGTTGGCTTGGCGCTGAGCACAACATCGGCTGCGGCTGCATCCTTTATTACAGGCCCTGTCGACTGCTCCGGCCGGATGGCGTCCACGGTGCCTTCGGCCCAGAGCGTGTAATCGCCGAACTGGCAGGCGCAGTTGTTGAGCAAGAGTTCGCCCCCGGATTGAGCCAGGAAATGCTTGTGCGGCCAGATCGAGATGGTGTTGAGCCCGTTGATGAAGGCTCCGTTGCGCGCGACATAGCCCACGCCGTTCGGCGCGGAGGTGGTGCTGGCCTCAATCATGATCTGAGGGACCGCAGAAAACGGGTTCACGACGGCAGCATCCGCCAGCGCGATGCCGGGGCCGCGGGGGACCAGAGGGTTGCCAGCGTCCGGGTCCAGCGCGGCCGGGATCACGTCGGGGTCACCGGGGCGGTAGGCAACGCAGTGGTCGATATAGACGGCGCGGTTGATCATGGCACCGGGGCGGAAGGCGGCGAGGAAACCGACCGTCGGAGTGTCGAACCGGTCCACTCGAAACCCACGGGAGGACAGGTTCCGGATCATGCCGCCGCCGAGCATGAAGACGTTCCGTTCCTCGAAGCCCTCCACCGGGACGATCTGAACCGAGCGTTGGCCCATCACTCCGGCGACCTCGGTCACATTGTCTGGGACCTCGATGCTGCCCTCGGTCGGATAGGTGCCGGGATAGACCGCGATGGAATACTGGGTGGCAGGGTCGGATGCGGCGGTGGCGGCCGCTTGTTCGATGGACCGAAACGCATCGCGCACATCCCGACCGCCATTGGTATCCGCGCCACCGCCCGAGACAAAGATGGTCTGGGCGATCTCGGCCGGCGCGACCCAGTCCACGGGGATCAGGGTAGCGGGGTCCGGCTGGTACAGCCCCGGCTCTGGCCCATCTTGGGTGGTCGGTGTGATAGGAATGGGCGGGATCACCCGCTCGGGCCATTGGAAGCCCTCGGGGAACAGCACATCCGGCGCGTCGATCTCTTCGGTGCTGCGGCTCTTGGCCGGCACCTCCATGCAGGCGCAGATCTCGATGTCGGTCGCATGGCCGGTGCCGAAGACCTCGACCCAGGGCCGGACATAGCGCGCATCGAGCGGCGCCTTGAGCTCCGCCTTGGCCATGCCAATGGGCCCCACCAGCCGGGAGGCAGTCCGGCGGCCTCTTTCCACGAGCAGCTCGGTGTCGGTGGTGATCAGGCGGCGCGCCAAAATCATCTTGTTGGCATCGAGCCAATCGACCCCGGCGCCGACGGCATCATTGGCCGGATCTGGACCATCCGCATGGCGGCGCCAGGCCACGTGCCAGAACACGAGCCGAGCTGGCTCCAGGGCCACCGGGTGGAGCGCCATCACAAGGCCCGGTTGCGTGAAGCGGACCACCTTGCCATCGGCGCCAATCGCGACCGTCCCCGTGCCGAGGTCATACAGGTGGGGCGCATCGCCGGGGCGATGTTCAAGCAAGCTTGGCATATGCATGGGCATCTCGATTGGGTATTCGACACTTGAGACCCGAAGGGCGTGCCGATTGGGGCGGGTATCCGTCAGCGCAGGCGGAGTTCGACCAGCGGGATCTGTGGGATCGAGCCGAGGGTCTCGATATCGAGGGTCACATCCAGCCGGTCGGTGTCGAAGCGCACGGGGACGTCGAAGGCGAAGCCGGCTGTGACGAGGGTACCAGGGTCAGGGGCGGTCTCGAAGGTCACGAGCCCTGTTGTGTTGTCAACCGACCAGCCCCTACGCCATTCGGTGCCAGCAACCGCAACACGGACCGTGCCTGCCACCGGCTTGTTGATGATCCGGGTCCAGACGTGGGGTGCGGCGCCATACTGTTTCGATAAATGAAACGAAGTCGTCTCGCCGTCTCCGGTCCCGATCACCTGATCCAATTCCGTGGCTGGCTTTGAGGGCAGGCTCGATTTGTAATCCGACCAATCCTTGAACCGGAACCCGTAGAGCGGACCCAGGCGGGCTTCAAAGAAGGCAACGACGGCGGCCAGATCATCGGCCCGGCGGATACCGTAAGACACGTCAAACCTGCGCCGGGAGTCCGCCCAGGACGCGTTGCGCTCCTCGTGACCCGAGGCCAGCGCCACAATCTGCGTCCGCCGTTCCGGCCCACCGCGCGCGCCACGGGAAATGTTGTCCGGAAACCGGACCTCGTGAAATGCCATGGTTGGTCCTCACATGCCGCGCCGACCCAGCGACACCGCCCGTGCGATGTCCGCGGCCACTTGCGTGCGCGATTGCCGGAAGCTCTCGGCGTTTTGCGTCATGATCGTGATGTTGACCGGGGGCGTAGCGCTTGCTGCGCCATAGGCTGCTGCCTCGCGGCGGGAGAGGACGCGTTCCCCGCGTTGCAGGATCGCAGGCACCTCATCCGGCTTCAGGCCTGCCCAGCCGCCGCTGTGCATCCGCGGCGCATCGGCAAAGACCGCCTGCGGCACCAACATCTTGGGCGCAGGCGCGCCAACCATACCGCCTGCATGAAACACGTTTGCGAAGATGCCGCCGCCAAGGCCGCCAAGCGCACCAGACAGCGCATTGGCCAGCGGCCCAAGAATGAACCGCCGCGCGGCGAGCTTGGCGAGGTCGGCAATCAGCGACGTGACGAGGCTCCGGAAATCCAGCTTGCCGGTCTTCACGAACTCACCGATCGCATTCTCAGCCGACTGAAACGCCCCGACCAGTGCATTGCCAATATCCCCGCTGATGTCGCGGGCGCGGGAGGCGTAATCAGAGAGCGCGGCCGAGACGGCCTGCCAGCCCGAGGCTGCGGCCTGAGTGCTTTCCGCCGCCCGGTCTGCGGCTTGGGCGGCGGCATCGCCAGCAGCAGAGGCTGCGCTGCCCGCTCCGCCGGCGGCCCCGGCCGCCTCGTCCAGCTCTTGCTCGAAGGCATCGGTGGCCGTCGCCGCCTCAGACATCGCCGTCTCGGCCTGCGTGCCGGTCTGGCTCAGGACCGAACGTAGCTGGTCCCAGGCCGCAAGCGGGCGGCTGGCTGCGTCTGACAGCATGCCGGCGGCTTCGCGGTAGCCGTCTGCCCTGGCGCGGGCCTCGTCTGCGCGGCCACTCAGGCCAAGGTCCGGCGCCTCGAGGTAGGACTGGGACATCGCCGCAGAAAACGCCTCCGCCGCGGCAGAGCCAGCGGCCTCCGCCGCCCCGGCGAATGGATTGTTGATGCGGCCGAGATTGACCGGCTCTAGCGTTCCGAGCCGGACACCGCCTTCGCCCACGGCCCAGTCGGGAAGGAGCGCCAGCGCGTCGTTCAGGCCCGAGATGAACCGGTTGATCCGAGTGACCACGCCATTGAGCATGGCCTCCACGCCGCCGATCAGGCCGTTGGCCGCCTGGAACGCAAAATCCCCAATCGCGTCCGGCAGGTTGCCCCAGATGGCGACGGCGGCGTCATAGGCGCCCTGGAACACGGCAGCCGTGCGGTCGCCAAACGACACGACAGCTTCGATCAAGCCTTCCAGTGCCTCGAACCCAGCTGCCTTCAACTCGTTCCAACCGGCCGCCATACTGGCCAGGGCTTGATCAAGGGTCAGCCCAACGCGGGTCCAGACTTCCGAGGCCAGTTCCTCAACCAGCCGCATTGCCTCGCCAAAGCTGCCAGTGGCGGAGACCAAGCGGCTGAATTGGTATATCAGCTCGCCCGCCCC